AATGGTAGTATAGCAAACACATTTAATGCAACAAACGATTTAAGAAATTTTACTGTAAATTATAAATCTTATGTTGTTTTAATAAACGGAATTGAATACCCTATTTTAAATTATACAGCATCAACATATGAAACAAATGATTACACTTATTTTTCTGTCAAAGGTGACCCATTTTCTGGTGTAAGTGATTCAGTTAATTATTATCACATTAAACCCAGTAAACTTAATTCAGACAAATTCTTTAATACTTTACCAGATTTAGAGGCTTTTTTGTTGAATAGAAATGTTTTTCCCATATATACAGCCGTCTTCAAATACCCTATAAAAACAGAACAAGGTGTTATTTTATATACGTCTAAGACTTTAACGTGGCCAGTATCAGATGGGTATAATATTGATTTTAACACAACAGATTATAACACATATGCATCTAGTTTATTTGAATTATCATCATCAAATGATTTGGTATCTAGTAACTTGATGAATAGATTTTTGGTATCAGAATCTATAACTCAATTTGACACAACACCAGTATATGTATCTTCATCAGATGAAGACACTACTGGTCAAAAAATGAACAAAACACTTCAATTATATGGAGTTGAATTTGATGAAATAAATAAATTTATTTCTGGGATTCAGTTTGCAAATACAGTAAGTTACGATAAAGAAGATAACACACCAGATGTTTATTTGAAAGATTTGGCTAGAGTATTGGGTTGGGATTTGGTATCCTCAGTGTTAGAAAATGATTTATTGGCAAATTATGTTACAACAAGACCATCCACTTACAGCGGTCAATCCGTTGGGTTAACAGCTGTTGAAGCAGACATAGAACTTTGGAGAAGAATCATCTTAAATTCACCATGGTTATGGAAATCAAAAGGTGCTCGTAAATCAATTGAATTCTTGCTTAGATTTATTGGTGCACCTAAAGGTTTGGTAAATTTTAATGAATATGTTTATAAAGCTGAAGGACCAATAAATGTTGATTTATTTAGAGAGGTGTTAAGACTTAATGGTTTAAACGATGACATATCCTTTTACCCTATAGATTCTGAAGGTTACCCAAGACCTTTGGCTGATACGGTAAATATGTATTTTCAAAATGATGGTCTTTGGTATAGAGAAACAGGTGGTTCCAATTCAACAATAGATATATTAACTGGCAACAACCCACATGTTGGTCCTTATGACGGTGGGTACAAGTATTTTAATCAGTTTAAAAGTCTTATACCTAATTTTTTACCAGTTACTGTTAGTTCTATAGAAACAACCGTCAATACTCAAAATTTATACACAAATTATGATTCTGGTAGCTTTAATAATGGTGTGTCAACAGAAACTATACGGTATCTATTCTTAGCGAAAACGGTATCAATATCAACGATTGTATTGTATTTACACCATCTATTGAATTGGACCCTAATCCAACACCAGTATTAAATGATTGTGGTTGTGAAACGCCAACTAGTGATAATATTTTAAGTCTTTGTATCGACAAAAGCCCTAAATCTATACAACCTAACCCTTGTGGTGATTCGTTAGCTACTATCCCAATTGATGATACAACTATAGGTCTTTACGTATTCAATTATTATCAATATAAAACTGATGGTACTATATATTCAAATCAAAGTGGTCCAATATATAACACAAGTTATTATACACCAAAAGAATGTTGTACATTAAATGGTGGTGTTCCGTTTCTTTATGATGAAACAACTGATGGTGTTGTTACAAATACTGGTTATGCATGTTGTGATAAAACTGGTAAATGTGGTTGTACAATTGCGTGTAAATGGATGATGGATACTATTTCTATTTCATTACCACCATTGACATCAACGTATACTGGACCACAAAACACTTATTTGCAATTTATAAAACCAGATGGTACGATGGCAGTCGTATCACCAGATGGTTGTAATTGCAACGCTAGCTATACAACACGTGTTCCTAATGTTGTTGACCCATACAATGGTCAAATAGGTTATGGTTGTCAATTAACAACGGCTGGTTTAAGTGATTTGGCTTTGGGTACTTCTGGTGATATGTATACTTTTTATCAAAATAGGGTAACAGGTAAAACATCTTGTTTTAATCCACCAAAATCATCAAAACCACCAGTCCCACCAGTCCCACCAACAAAAATAGGTAATTAAATTATTATACATAAAAAAAGATAAACAATATTTATAAATAAAAAATTAGTAGTATGCCATCAAACACAAGTTGTTATGTAAATCCAAAGGTTGTTGAAAACCTAGACGGTACCGTGTCCGTTTTTAGGCCAAATAGCCTTGGAGGGTTTATACCCCTTGTTGCCACCAAATACTGTTGTTTAGCTTTAAATCCTAGGTATATTTTTGACGTAAACACACAAGAATGTCTGTGGTCTGAAAAACAGAAGTGTGATATTGAGAATGTCTTCAAAGTAATTCTAAACCCTAAAGGTAACGATGGAAATATATTTGAAGTTCCTAGTTTTTCTGGTGAAACATGTGTTTTAGATATTGATTTTGATTATTTATTCAAAGTAAAATGTGAAACCTTATCAAATATGTTGTTGGGTGATTCGGTATCTTATCAATCAATAACCGACCCAAACATACAAAGTCAAATAACAGCGTTACAAATACAAATTGAACAACAAATTGTTGAATGTGAAACAATAGCTAATAAAATAAGTTATTACCAAAATCAACTAAATCAACCACAAATTGATAATATTGATGAACTTACAATGTCTTTGTCAGAACAAACCACCCTTCAACAAGAATGTGAATCAATTTTACAATCTTTAAATCTTTTACTAACCAATTTAAATACTAGTGCGACAACACAAACAATCACTTGTTCAAAACCAATTGATTTTTTTGAGTCATTGGATGTTTCTATGACATTGGACATAGTTACTAGTGCAAATACCTTGGAAACAGTTTATGAAAATAATGACTTTCACCCAGCAATAGGTAGCGGTAATTTATATACATACTTGACAAATAACCCAAATAGTGGTTTTTATGTATGTGGTGGTGACCCATGTATACCATTAAATTTGAATTTGACTGGTTTGCCAACTATCAACAACACTGATTGTTCAAACATATTAGATGGTCTAGTTCAATCATTGTATGAAGAGTCTGGTTTAAGTGCAACTACAGATGATTGTACTAGCTTTAGCACGACTTTTTCAAATAGTTTATCCAATAATATATTTGCCTCTAATTGGTTAAAATTTAACACGTCAATAACCGACCCAAATATCATTGACCTTATAGCTAATAAAAAAATAAAAGTTAGTTTAAAGATTAACCATACATGTTCAAACATTTGTATATTGCTTGATAATATAGTGTTTAATAAATCATGTACATCAGTAAAAGAAACAAATATATTTGTAACAAGTTCACCAGGGTTTGAAATCGAAAAACTTCGTGATAATAAAAAATCATGGATAAAAAAAGATGTTCTTACAAACAGAGATTTTAAAATAACCAATAATAACGGTTCAAATGCTATCCGTCAAACAAATTATAATGTAGAAGATGAACGTTTGGTTCTTAACTCTAAAGAAATTGATTTAGATATTAGTTTGGCATCTGCAATTGAAACAGATGTGTGGTGTTATGTGGTTGATAACCCATGTTTATTGACTGGTGTTACAAATTGTGACCCATGTGGTGATTGTCAATATAAGTCTTTTCAAGATAATGAATGTTTTGAATTCATGGATGGTAATCCTTATATTTTCATGGATGGTACATACTCTGGGTCAGCATACACAAATGATTGTTGTGGTGACAATCGTCTGGATTTTAACTCATTATTAACCCAACCTTTATCAGCGGTTACAGTTGTTGAGGATTTTGAATATTATCTTACTTCAGAGTTGATTGATGTCAAAAATAGACAAACAATCTCTGGTTATCCAACGCTTAGAGCTTTGTATGATAGATATTTGAGTAGTTTAGATTTTTGTGGTACCAAGAGTTCAGCTTTTGATTATTTAACTATAGACCAATTTGCTAATTTGGTTGGTGATTATTGGGTTGATATTATTGAACAAGTAATACCTTCAACAACACTTTGGGGTAGTGTTAAGGTTTATTCAAATACAATATTTGACCAACAAAAATTCAAATACAAGTCTTATTCAACATTATTATGTAGTAACCCTTTTTACGGTGATAATGTCTTGAACCCTATCAATACAAATATAGGTGAATTTGAAACAGTTGATGTATCAATGACTACATTGACCTTACCAACAACAGGAAAAACATGTGTAACAAGTTCACCACCTATCGTATGTGATAAAGTTTGGATTGCTCAAATGAATTCTGGTTCTGAATTCATTGGTACTGTTAGCATCATGGGGTCAACTGTTTGTAGTAATTTAGATGGTCCAGCTATTAGTGAGTGTACATTACAGGTATCAGTTTCTTTAGAAGGTTTAATAGCAACGGCCAATTTAATTGGTGCTGCAACACCAGTTATTTTTGAATGGAGCAACGGTGATACATCTCAAACAACATCATTTGTAAGCGTAGGTGATTATTCAGTAACAGTTATTGATGCCAATTGTTGTTCAATAACAACAGAATTTAACATACCACAACAATAATAAAAACAATACTATAATAAATGGATAATTTAACGCCATAATAGATATTTATAAATAAACAAAAAACATGAAATTAACAGATAGAATAGAATATTCAGCAGCAACCACTACAGATTTGATTCACGTTGTGAGACCTACAGATACATCACAAAATGCAGCTGGTAGTTCATATAAAATGACACTACAAAAAGTTATTGACTTAGTACCAAGTTATTTTACATCTGGCTCAACAGGTACCAATTCAATAAAGGCCAATAATGGAACTGGATTGAACGCAACAGGTGATTACTCAATTGCTGAGGGGTCTGGAACAACCGCTTCTGGTTTTGCAAGTCATGCTGAAGGTTCTAAAACAACCGCTTCTGGAACTTCAAGCCACGCTGAAGGTTATTTTACTACAGCTTCTGGAACTTCAAGCCACGCTGAAGGTTATTTTACTACAGCTGGTGGTACAGCAAGCCATGCTGAAGGTTTTTTAACAATTGCTAGTAGTAATGCTAGCCATGCCCAAGGTAACCGTACAATAGCTTCTGGTCTTGGTTCAATGGCTTCTGGTTCTGGTTCAACAGCTTCTGGTGCTTATAGTTTTGTTCATGGTATTGGCTCAACAGCATCTGGCACAACAACTATTGTTTTGGGTAATAA